AGACGTGCCCCACCGTGTGCTCGTGCTCCGTCGGCGGCATCTACGCCTTCCCAGACCCAGATAGCGGGTCGCAACGCTATCAACTCGATTTCTACGCCGTCACGCGCCCGTAGCGTGGCGGCTTTTCCATGAGAAAGGAATTGCAACATGGCTGAATCCATGCTCGATACTTCCAACCTCGGTATCGCCAAGGGCCGCGAGGGCGGTTACGCCTGTGTCGCACCCGCCGGTACCGACCCGACCCTGTTCCTCGATATGAAAAAGACCCTTGCTGAGCTTTGCAAGTCCCAGACCACGCTCAAATCGCTTGGCTACATCTCCGAGGACGGCATCACAATTGCCACCGATACCGACACCGACGATATCTCTGATTGGTCTGGCGCTATCGTGGCCTCTCCCATGTCCAGCTTCGGCGAGACCATCGAGGTCAGTTTCCTCGAAACTCGCGATTCCGTGCTGAAGTCTGTCTACGGCGACGCGAACGTCACTACTGACAGCAAGGGCACCACGACCGTGCGCCACAACAAGAACTTCACCGCATCGCACCTCTATATCTTTGACTGCGTAGTTTCCGACACCAAGGTGAAGCGCGTCGTCGTTCCCAACGGCGTGATCGTCGAGCGCGATGACATGGAGATGAACAACTCCGATCTCGCAGCTTACTCGCCCACCATCAAGTGCCTGCCCTCCAACGCATTCGCCGGAGACACCATGCGCGAGTACATCTACGACACCACCACCGTATCCGCATAGCGACAGCAACGACAAAAGACCGCCCATTTCGCATGGAGGGCGGCGACGGCGGCTCTGGTAGTAGGCGCTAGAGCCGTTGCCACCGTCCTCCATGAGCCTACCGAAAGGATTCAAATGAATATCGAATACATGTCCCCCGAGCAGCTCCGCGAGTACGCGACCGCAAAGGAGAACCAGCGCGAGGCAATCACGGCCCGTTACATGAACCGCGAGCCCAATTTCAAGGTAGTCCAGGACACCAAGGAACCCTATGAGAAGGACGTCGAGTTCGAGGGCGAGACGTACCGAATCGACATGCGGCGCATCAAGTCGCGCGAGTTCATCCGCATGTTCGGCAAGTTCCAGAAATACGCGAACGAGGGCAAGGACGCTCCGATTTCCGACGCTCTGGCGCTCTACGATTTCGTTTTCGGCGGCAAGGTCGACGACAAGGTGTGCGCGGTCGTAAAGGCCAAAATGGGCTATGAGGACTTCGAGGAAATCATGCGCATCGAGAATGCGCTTTTCGAGGGCATCGAAGTAAAAAACTAGCTGCGCTCGTTCCCGTCCTGCTCGACGGGCGAGACGAGCTTTACGCCGATTTCCAGCAGTATTACGGCCTGAACCTAGACGGTTTGATGGACGCGGGCGAGTTCGGCGCTATCGCCGTGCTTGCCGTCCAGCTCCCCCTATCGTCGCGCACGCTGAAACGCCTACACCCAGAGCTGGCATGGGATGAGCAGACGTACATCCTAGCGCTCATCTCCGACCAGCTCGCAAATATCGCCTACGGGTTGGGAGGCGGCAAGGGCAGGAAGCCCAAGCCGATACCGCGCCCGAAGGCATCAAAGAAGAAAGAAAAAAAGAACCATCTCGATGTGAGCAAGGTGAGGGTGGACGAGCTGCTTTTCGCTCCCCGACGGCCCTCAGCCACCGCGGTAGAGATGGAGGGAAAGGGCGAACAGAGGTGATTGAATGGCTGATGTGGCGAGCGGCTCCGTTCTGCTCACGCCGAAATTCGATAACCTGACATCATCAATCGCCGACCAGCTTGACGGCGCTTTCTCCGGCGCATCCAAGATTGGCGGCAAGGCAGGCTCAGACGCTGGCGGCAAGTTCAGCTCCGGGCTCTCCGCCAAGGCCGGTGCGGTCATGGGCCTTGTTTCGAGCGTCACGAGCAAGGCGTTCAATGCTATCTCAAACTCTCTGGGGAGCGCAATCGGGCGCGTCGACACAATGAACAACTTCCCCAAGGTCATGAAGAACCTAGGGTACTCAAGCGACGACGCGAGCGCATCAATCAAGAAGATGAGCGCTTCTATTGACGGTCTCCCGACGTCGCTTCCCGCGCTTACGGGCATGGTGCAGCAGCTCGCTCCTCTATGCGGAGGGCTTGACGAGGCTACGAACCTCGGTATCGCGTTCAACGACATGTGCCTTGCATCGGGCGCATCGACGGCGGACGTATCCCGTGCGATGCAGCAGTACTCGCAAATCCTGTCAAAGGGCATCCCGGAAATGCAGGACTGGAAGTCCCTGCAGGAGATAATGCCCGGACAGCTCAACCAGGTGGCGAAGGCGCTTATTGGCCCGACCGCTAACTCTAAAGACCTGTACAATTCCCTAAAAGACGGCTCCATTACGATGGATGATTTCAACGCAGCCGTTCTGAAACTAGACCAAGAGGGCGTGGACGGCTTCGCATCGTTCGCCCAGCAGGCGAAGGACGCGACGCAGGGCATCGGAACTGCGCTCGACAACATCCCGAACCGAATCTCGAAGGCGCTTCAAAAGGTAATCGACGCGATCGGCGCGACGAACATTTCCGGTGCTATCAACAAGTTCTCCAGCTCGTTCAGCGTAATCGGCGACGTGGCTGCCGCTGGCATCGAGCGCGTGAAGGGCGTTATCGAGAATATCGTCGGTTCCGTAAAGCGCTTCATCGGAATGATTCAGCGCCTGGATGGGGCGTTTGGAACCTTTTCGACGCTGGGCCGAAACATTGACATTCTCGGACGTGGTATCCGAGGGGCTATCGACCCAGCAATCGACGCCGTCAGGAATGCAATAAATAGCGTCAAGGAGTTTGCTGGCGAAACGTTCACCGCGACATGGCCAGAGGATTTGGCGCTGAAGGTCAAGGGCGCTGCCGACGCTGTTAACGAGTTCATCGAGAAGTCTGGCGGCATCACGACCGTTTGCGAGAACGTACGCAACGCGCTCGTCAAAGTCGCTGGAGCTGCCGCCGGGTTGATCGCGGCAAAATCAGCAATCAGTGGGTTCACGACGGCGCTTGAAAATGTAAAAACCGCCACAGCTGCAATCAAGGGGTTCGCTGGCGCTGCTAAAACTGGAATCGGCAATGTAAGTGCCTTTGCCAGTATGATTTCAGGCGATATGGCTGGTGCGTTCTCTTCGGCATCCGGCCCAGTCAGCGGACTGTTCTCGGCAATCAAGACTGGCGGAGGAGCCATAGCAACCCTTATTGGTCCCGTCGGTATCGCCGTAGGCGTAATCGCCGCGCTTGCCGCAGGATTTGCCTACATGATGACGACGAGCGATGGGTTCCGCAGCTCCGTCATGCAGGCGGCATCCGCCCTAGCATCAGGATTCCAGCCGGTCATTGAATCTGTCGGGCAGGTCATACAGACGCTCGCGCCGACATTCGCAGATGTGTTCGGCACCATGGCTGAGCTGGTGACCGGTCAATTGCTTCCAGCGCTCGGAGGCATCGCGCTAGCTGTAATGCAGGTTATTGCGACCGTAGCACCTCTCATTGGGCAGATTATTGCGGCAGTACTTCCCGCTGTCGCGCAGATTATCCAGGTTCTCATGCGGGTCGCTCAGGTGATAACGAGCGTTCTCATTGTCGCGCTGAACATCATCAGCAGCGTCGTTCAGGCCGTATGGCCGGTGATTCTCGCGGCGTTCACCGTTGCCTGCTCGGCAATCTCGGCGTTAATCTCCACCGTGTGGCCAGTGATTGAGGCAATCATCACGACCGTGATGCAGGTCATCAACGCTGTCATTGGCACTGTCCTCGCTGCCATCAACGGCAACTGGAATGGCGTGTGGACGGGCATTCAGTCCATCATTGAGACCGTGTGGACTGGCATCCAAAGCATAGTCAGCGCGGCGATTGGCGCTGTGTCGTCCATCATCAGCTCGGTTCTCAGCACAATCAGCGGCGTGTGGTCCGGTACGTGGGGCGCCATCAAGTGGGCGTTCTCTTCAATTTGGGACGGCATCAGGGGTGCTGCGACCAGTGGAATCGACTCCGTATACACGACCGTCACAGGAATCAAGGACAAGATCGTCGGATTCTTCTCAGGTGCTGGCTCCTGGCTGGTCGAGTCGGGCAAGTCGATTCTCAACGGCCTCAAGTCCGGCATCGAGAGCGCAATCGGCTCCGTGGCATCTTCCGTGGAGGGCGCGGTCGAGACAATCCGAGGCCTGTTCCCGTTCTCGCCCGCTAAATGGGGCCCATTCTCGGGACATGGCTACACCACGTACTCCGGTAAGGCGCTCATGGGCGACTTCGGAAAGTCGATTGTCGGTGCCGCTTCCTCCACCGCTGCAATGGCTGAGAGGGCTATGGGTACTGTTCACGACGCGCTTGTCGCGCGACCCGTTGACTTCAGCGCTTCTTCTCGCGGCGTGAGCGGCATCAAGTCCGCTGCAGCGCGAGTGGCTATGGATGTATCGGCATCGCGCGATGAATCGGCGGCGGCTGTTATCGGCTGGCTCGGTAAAAATCTCCCCGCGATCATCTCCGAATGCACGCCCGTCATGGGCGAGAGCGATTTCGGGCGCAAGGTAAGGAGGGCGGTTGCCTATGCGTAAGCTTGAGTACGTCTCGGGCACAGGCTCCATCCATGTGCAGCTTGACGCTGACGGCGTTTTCGCTGGCACTGCTGCGTCGATTCGCGGCAGGGCATGGAGCTATACGGTTGGTTACCGCTCGCTTTCAGGCATTTCGCGCGATGCGCGGGAATGCGATATTGAGCTTAAAGTTCTCGACCGCGCCAGTGCGAACACGCTAAGGCGCGTGGCGGACCGCGACATGATGGAGGGCACGCCCGGAACCATCATCGCGGACGGTTGGAGCCAAAGCGCATATATCGTGAAGGCTGAGCCGTCTGACATCAACGAGGTTGTCTTGACCATGACGCTCACGGTCGTGCTGCTCGACGGCTTTTGGCGAAAGCCGCATACGGTCGAGTATTTGCCGCTTACCGTGAGCGCTGATAGCTATGAATACCTCGATTTGCCCTATGACCTGCCTTATGACCTAGGCATCCCGCTTACCACGTCATACATCGAAGCTAGTGAGTGGTTGGAAAGTCCCGTAAAGCTGACCATCTACGGCACGGCGGTAAACCCTGCAATCCGTATCGGCGAGAACTGGTACAAGGTCGACGCGACCGTGCCATATGGTGGCTACATGACTATCGACCCGATTTCGCGCACCGTTACTATCACGGATGCTAACGGAGCTGTTATCGACGCATTCGCAAAGGCGCACCGTGGTAGCGGGCTGGGCAGCGGCGAGTATATCTTCGAGCCGATACCGACTGGCTCGCATGAGGTCGCATGGAACATGAGCTTTGGTTTTGACCTCACGTGGTACGAGGAGGAGGGCGAGCCGCCGTGGTGCTAGTGGTAGCTGATACCAAGCTCGGCAACGTCCGTGAGATTGAAGATTTCACGCTCGACGTCGCGTTCGGCGCGGACGAGAATGCCCTCACGTTAACCGTGGAGGAGAAGAGCGCCCCCGCTGCGGGACAGCTGGTCTATATCGACGCAACCGAATACGGCGGCGTAATCGACCAGGTTAAGCGCGGGTCTGGGCGCGGCGCTACCGGCACGGTCGAGTGCAAGGGGCGCACGTGGCACGGAATCTTGGCGGGGCGCAGGCTTTCGCCTGATTCTGGCAGTGGGTATCTGACCGTAAACGGCAAGGTGGGCGATGTGCTTACATCGCTGATAGCAAGAATGGGGCTTGAGAGCCTGTTCAAGGCTGCTTCTGACGATTCGACCGTTAGTTACACCTTCGAGCGCTTTTGCGACGGATATAGCGGGCTTATGGCTCTTGCCAAAGCAAACGGACGAAAGCTGGCGATGAGGAGAATGGACGGCTATATCGAGCTGTCCATGCCTTCCATCGTAGACTACGCGAACAAGGTCGATTCGGATTTGCTCGACTTCACGATCACATCTGTTCACCGCTGCGTAAACCACCTTCTGTGTGCTGGAACGGGTCAACTCGCAAACCGCGCAATCGTCCATTTCTACGCGGACGAGAACGGCAACGTCAGCCACAAACAAACACTTTTCGGAATTGACGAAATCTGCGCGCTCTACGACTACTCGAATGCGAGTATCAGCGAACTTGAGACAGAGGGCAAGAAGAAGCTGCTCGAATACCAGACGAGCGGCACCGTTGAGGTCGATGCGCATGAGGACATGGACGTTGACGTCGGCGACATCATCAGCGCGCGCGACAACTCCACCGGCACGACCGTTACGGCGACCGTGAGCAAGAAAGTGGTCAAGGTCGAGCGCGGCGTTGCTACCTATTCATATGAGGTCGGCAGCGATACCACCACCAAGACGAGCTCAACGGGCGCTGCCGAAAGCAGTGGAGGCGAAGGGCACGCATATTTCGCTGGCAAGGGCTTGACGCTGGATAACTACACGTTCAACGCAGATGTCGATGCTTCAGACCTATCCTCCATCATCTCCACCAAGCAGGACGCACTCATAGCGGGTAAAAACATCACGCTGGATGGCGCGAAAATCAGCGCCAAGGACACAACGTACCAAAACGCCACTCAAGACGCTGCGGGACTTATGTCCGCCGTAGACAAAGCGTTGCTTGACGGCATCATGACAGGCGCGACCGTTGCGAAGAGCGCTGAGACGGCCAAGGGCTTTGATTCGACCAGAACCGTTGCGATAACTGGCGCTGTGAGCGGCTCCGCGACGTGGGACGGATCAAGCGACCTGTCAATCACGGTCGAGGGCGACTCTGCCGCAGCAGGCTTCCTCGCTGCGCACCCAGTTGGCTTCTACGTTGAGACGAGCGGCGCGAACCCGAACAACTTCGGCGGCACATGGACGAGGCAACCGAGCATCGGTCCTAACACATGGCTAAGGACTAAATAGGAGGTCAAATATGGCAAAGACCGAGAATTACACCCACTACGTCTGCGACCGCTGCGGCGCTGATGCTTATCTGGCGGCAAACAGCGCCGCCGCGAACGACTGGCGCGAGGTCGAGCGCTTCGACCAGTACGGCAGCAAGGCTACACGCCTGCTGTGCAAATCGTGTACCGACGAGTACAAGAAGCTCGCCGCGAAGCACGACGGAGAGTTCCAGCAGTTCATGAGCAACGCGAAGGAGCAGTAGCATGGCATTTGAAATCGTGGACGGCATGACTGGGACCAAGCACATCAGCTCGGACGACCTGTCGGCGCTCAACGTCGCGACCATCGGCAAGGCTGATTGCGTGCTGAAGTACGGCGACGACTTCAAGCTCACGATGGCGAGCGCGAACAGCGCGACGCTCGGCACCGGTGTCGGTATGGTCGGCGGCAAGCGCTTCTGGAACCAGGCGGCGACGCACCTGACCGTCCAGAGCGGCACGCAGGGTCAGAAGCGCAACGACCTGATTGTGGCCCGCTACGCAAAGACCGCAGCTGGCATCGAGTCCATCAATCCGGTCGTAATCAAGGGTACGCCCAGCACGGGGACTGCTGCAGACCCCGGGACGACATCTAACGACCTCAAGCTCTGGCGCATCCCGCTGAACGGCATCAGTGTCGGCACGCCTGTGGCACTCTTTGACCCAGTGGCCTCGCTCGAGTCCGTCGGGGAATCAGTATTTCAGAACTCGTTCTATTGGCTTTATTCCGATAAGAACTACGGTGAGGTAGTGTTCTACGCCAGAGGCGGCATAGCGACACTCACGGTCATTGACATCAACCAAGTAGACCCTGGGGCACCATGGAAGATTCCGAATGTCATTCCGTACAAATTCCGACCGGAATTCAATTTTTATAGCACGCTCTCGCATAAACAGAGCAATAACACTGGACAGATATGGATCCCCGGCAAAAATGCCGACGACGTGCATATATACGTCTACGCAGGCATATCCACTCATTCAAAGACAAATTCGCTCAACGGTAGCGTCACATGGATCTACGCCAAGCCGGATAACCTGGAATCCGTCAACTAGCTGTTCATTGGCAATCAGTATCCTCGTGGTGTCTTGTTGCACACAGCTCAGGTACATCTTAAGCCTCTTATGGCGCTGCGATAGCCCTCCAGCGTGGTGGCGCGCAGGCTCTTGCCCTTGTCTCCCATGTACTCGGCGGTGGCGGTGGAAAACAGCATTTTGACAATCCAATCTCTCGAAAATCCCAGACGTTTCGCATGGTAGACCGCCGCGTTACGTCTGGGATTTTTGCATTAAATACGCGGGGGACGGTGGCCCGATATTGCCGTGGAAAGGAGGTGATGCGATGGACGCAGCAATCATCGACTCGGCAATGTCGTGGTTCGTCGCAGCTCTTTTGGGTGCTGTTCTGGTGGCACTGAAGCGGCTATACAGCCTAATCCTTGCCAATCAAGAGGGAACCAAGACCCTGCTCAGAAGCAGGCTCTACGACATTCACGAGCGCACGGTCGAGAAAGGTTATTGCCCTGACGATCGCAAGCGCGAGACCGAGCAGGTCTATACGGCGTACCACGCACTCGGCGGCAACGGTGTCGGGACGCAGTACTACCAAGAAATCCTAAATGCGCCAGTGTGCGCGGAAAGGGGGTAGTCATATGACTACCGAAGATATTGTCCGCAAGCTGACCAGTCGCAAGTTCTGGCTTTGCCTTGCCGCCTTTCTCGGCAGCATCGCCGCAAGCATCGCTGGCATCACTACAAGTAACGAGACTGTCGCTATAGTCGGCACGGTGTGCGGCGTTATCAGCGCAGCAATCTATGCCGCAGCGGAGCAGTCGGTCGATGCAGCCCGCATGAAAGCGGGTGGAGCGAATGACCGAGACTAAGCGAAAGCTACCGCTCCGCAGCGCATTCGCCGTCTCTCTCGCCCTCGTAGCGGCCCTTGCCGCACCGTGCGGCGCGGAAGCCTACCAAAGCGTCAATAAGTACGTGTCAAACGGTCATGGCTACCTCAATGCGTCATACCTCGTCATCCATGAGACGGCGAACCCTGGAGCTTCAGCTTACAACCATACGCTTTTGTGGTCGCGTAATGATACATACGCCGTCCATCACGTCATGGAGCTTGACGGTTCCATTGTGTACAACACCGTGCCCGAAAACCGCTTGTGCTGGCACGTTGGTAATGGAAACTACGCCACTATCGGTATCGAGTTGGCCCATGCCACCAATGCAGCCGACTTTGCCAAGCAGTGGAACGAGGCAGTGAAGTGGGCTGGCGATGAGCTCCGAGCCCACGGTTGGGATACGTCACGCCTGCTTTCCCACTATGAAGCAGCTCAGCGCTGGGGAGGCAGCGATCATACCGACCCCAATGGCTACTTCGCACAGTACGGTAAGAGCTGGTGGGAGTTCAAGCAGGCGGTAGCAGCTTACCTCGGTTCCGGCTATGTCGCTCCCATCGCGCCGACTGATGGCAATGGAGGAACGTACCAGCCCTCCACTTCTGCTACTCGCACTAGTTTCCCGAAGTCCACGGGCAAGAGCGTCAACATCCACTACGCCCTCCACAACCGCTACGGCGCGTGGAATGACGCTGTGACCAACTTCAACGACTCCAATTCCGATGGCTTCGCCGGTATGCCATACGGACACCACGACATGCTCATCGCGTGGGTGGATAGCGGCACACTTCGCTATCGCGTCCACACCAAAGAGAGCGGGTGGCTAGGTTGGGTGCAGACAGCAAACTACAACGATTCCGTAAACGGCATGGCAGGCATCTGGGGACAGACCATCGACGGAGTTCAGATGTATTACATCACTCCTAACGGTGACTACCGTCAGGTCTACTACCGTAGCCAGGACGTCGCTCACGTTGGCTACTGGGACGAGGTCTGCGATGACGGCTCCACCTACGGCGGCGATGACTACGCTGGCATCTACGGCTATGCGCTCGACCGCCTGCAATGCTACGTGTCAGACGGCACCCGCCGATGATTAGCATCGACGCATCCCATGTTGCAGCACTAACATACGGATGCAACCCCTACTAATAAAAAACGTTCGTCACTTATAACCCCTCTCCACCTTCTGGTGGGGAGGGGCATTTTTTTGTTTTGCATCGATAAAAGAAATGCCGTCCACATCGTGAAGTCTCGCACAGTTGACGAGATTGAGAATGATGATATGCGAGACGTGAGCCTGAGCCGCAGTGAACTTGTCCAACCAACGCTGGTATTCTTCAACTCGCACTTTATTCATGGCAACGTTTGCCCATTTCGGCGAGACCTTTACGTGTTTACTCAATTATACATTATGTTAAAAATATTTTTCATATTGTTCGTTGTATTTAACATAATTACGGTTTACACTAAACCCGGTAAGAAGAGAGGAGGAGCCAATGCATGAGGAAAAGTTCGGTGCAGCACGCAAGGCATCCAGCATGACATGTGAAGATGCTGGTAGTGCCTGCGGATTGTCACGAGTTACATATGCTCAGCGAGAGTTGAACCCAGCAGAGTTTCGATTGTCTGAGCTTAAATCAATGTATCGGAACCTATCTGATACTTCGAAGCCGATTCTCGTTGATGCTATCGGCTTTTTTATTTACGGCAACGATTACGTTAAACGTAATTAGGTTGTAACCAACCACTTATTTACCAACTGCGTTTCGCACGCGCCGCACTGGCGAATCACGAACCTCTCTACGTGAACATGCCTCCTGCGATCGGGCCAACCACACTCGCCAGTACGGTGCGAGCGGGACGCAAAGGGAGATAGCGACCCTTGAGAACCGCATAGAGCCTTTGCCGATGCCCTGCAAGGTATCGGAAGGAAGGACAGCGTAATACGCGAGTCTAGCCTGAGCTGGCTAGGCGAAACCAAGATTCCAGCCTACGGGCTGGCGGTAAGCGTGGAGAGCCGTAGCGCGGTAGGAAATGACCGCGTATCCCACGTGTTTTCCCATATCAAGCCCCAGCGTCACGTGGTGCGTATCCGCTAATCAAGTCATCGTAAGTTCTCGATTAGTTCTCAGTCCGCCTATAAGCAAATCAGGATACGTACCGCATGGCGCTGGGGCGCACTTATAGAACCGCGAACGCGGTACTGCCGTGTCATAAGGAAATTTGTATAGCCCCTTTTGATTGCGTACCTAGGCAGTATCGCGCTGGCGGCTCTAGGAGGTGAAGCATGGAAGAGATACAAAGTCGAGCGCTGCAATTCGCTATTGCCGCCGGGCTGAAACCGCAAATGGCGTACACGGTCCGTCAGACGGCGCTCTATTCGGGCGTACCGCGATCAACATTGTATGCGGAGCACAAGGCTGGGCGCTTGAAGTTCAAGGCCTGCGGAAAACGCAACGCACTAATCAGCGTGAGCGAGTTCGACCGCTGGATGAATGAAAACTAAAAAAGCCGTTCCACGGGCTACCAACACGGGAAACGGCTCAAGACCATACAGAAAGGAGGTCTCAGATGGATTATATCGGAAATTGCCTGTTCGATGCAGCCGAGAACCTAGGCGCGTGGTGGCACGGATTGAGCGAGCGAACCCAGACGGTCGCTTGCGTCGTCCTGATGGTCACGCTCATAGCTATAGCAGGACTTATCGAAGGAACTGCGCCGAGCGGCATGTACTACTAGGAGAATCATGTCATTCATGGGTTTGTCTGTCGAGCGCAAAAACGGAGCGTGGTACGCATCGAAGGTTACCGACGACGAACGTTACAGTCCCGCAGGAATCGTCCGCGTGCGTAGGCTGCTGTATACCGTCAGTCCAGATGCGACAAAGTCAGAAGCTGAGCGCGAGGTAGTACGCTTGTACAGGTCAAGATATCTAAATTAGGAGAATTATGAAGGTTTACGTGGTCAGCCAAGGCTACACGCCCATTGGCGTTTTCAAGGACAGGGAGACGGCGCTTGCCGTGAGCAAGGGAGCGAATGGAGCCCTTTTCGGCGGCGAGGACGATTGCCACGTGCATGAGTTCCCAGTGGTGGAGGAATCATCCATCTTATTAGAACGGCCTATTTGCGAGGAGGTTAGCGATGCAGAACGTGAGTAACGAAGAGCGATTGGCGGTCATCACCGCTTTCGGCAAGGCCGTTAAGCAGGCCGAGAAGCAGGTGCGCGAGGAAGTCGATGCGCAGATGCGCGATGACTTCATGTCATTCGGCGTAACCCAGAAGCAGCTAACCGTGAACGGTCAGAAGGTCGGCACGATCTCGGCGCGAATGAGCAAGCCGAAAGTCGGTCATTTCCCATCCATCGCCAACGCGCAGGAGTTCGTCGAGTGGCTTCGCACGTCCGATGGCGGATTAGATACGCTCAATCGCCTTGTCACCGTAAAGCCAGATTTGGTTCTTGAAGCTGCGATTGCCGATGGAGAGTTGCCAGATGGTTGCGAGCTGGTCGAGCGTTGCGAGCCGCCGATGATGACCGGCACGACCGTCCGCGTACAGCTGCCCAAAGTGATTGACGCGCTCGGTAACAACCTCGGTGCTGCCGCTTCCGCGCTGCTTACGGGCGAGGTCGAGTAATGGGCGATAGCTCGCAAATCATCTGGAAGCCAGTGAAAGGGCTTGAAACGAGCTATGAGGTCAGTAACTACGGCGATGTAAGGAACATAAGAAACAGTCATCGTTGGGTGCTGGAAAAGAAGCACAACAGATTTACTGGCTATGACTTCTATTGCCTATCTCATGATGGCGAACAGGTTACAAAAACGGCGCACAGGCTAGTAGCGGAAGCATTTATCCCGAACCCGCTCAACCTGCCGTATGTGAACCACATCGACGAAAACAAGCAGAACAACAGCACTTCAAATCTCGAATGGTGTTCATCCCAATACAACAATGAGTGGAGCAAGCATAAACGCTATAAGCGGATTGCCCTTATATCCATTGATGGTGAACACCTAGCGACATTTGAAAGCGAACGTGCGGCGGCTGAATTACTCGGAGTAACTAAATCTGCCATATGCAATGCACTTGACGGTCGAATCAGAACATGTGCCGGATTCATATTACGAAGGGAGCAAGAATGAGCGTACCAGTTCTAATCATGGGCGAGCCGGGGTCTGGTAAATCATCGTCAATGCGCAACTTCGCGCGCGACGAATTGCATGTGATCCAAACTATTCGCAAGCCCTTGCCTTTTAAGAACAACCTAAAAACCGCTGCATCGCGCAATTTTGACACCGTTACAAAATGGGTCATGAATGACAAAGATTGCAGGGCTTTGGTTGTTGACGATTTCGGTTATCTAATCACAGACCTCTATATGCGCTACAGCTACGGAGCTGAAAAAATGCGCGACCAGTACGAGGTCTATAAGTGCATCGCTAACAAGGTGTATATGTTCATCACTGGAATCATGGATGATGGCAACGATGATCGCGTGGTCTATATCATGATGCACCTCGAACGCGACAACATGGGCAACGTTGAGCCTGCGACAATCGGCAAGCTGCTCAATGAAAAGGTGAAGCTAATCGGAATGTTCACCATTGCGCTCATGTCTTTAAGCAATGGGGAAAGCTATGAGTTCATGACCAATGGGCAACCGTTCAAGTCACCTCCCGGAATGCTTCCACTGCAAATGGACAACGACCTAAAGGCAGTAGATACCGCATTGCGCGAGTACTGGGGCATGAAGCCCATCAAGGACGTTGAGCCGGATGGTGCAGATACCGAGTAACGAAACCCTCGCGGAGATGGAGCGTCTTTGCGAGGACAGATACCAACAGTTGATACAGGGCGGTTGCGACCCGGACGTGGCGGCAGACCGAACCTTCGATGCTTTAAGGGCATCGCTGGGCGAGGTACCGCAATGCTTCGATAAGCGCGACCGCCTTTTTGAGGAAAAGCTACGAACCGTAGCGGAAAGGAACAAACATGCGTAACGTCAACTGGGGCAGTGTGACCGCGACCGCAGACGGGGGCGATTTCAAGCGTCCCGCACCTGGCGGCTATGTCGCGCGTCTCGTGTCGCTCGAGGACAACGATGCAAAGCAGTATGTCGAAGCCGTTTTCGACATTGCCGAGGGAGAGTTTGCGAACTACTACTCGGATGATTGGGGACAGTCGCACCCCTACGCCCACCACTTCTTCTTGAGCTACAAGGACACGGCGCTGGGTATGCTCAAGGGCCGTCTCGAAGCAATCCAGGCATCGAATCCCGGCTTTGACCCGTTCGCAGCGTGGGATGCTGGACGTCTCGACATGTTCACAAACCGTCTCGTCGGCATCAACCTCAAAGAGGAAGAGTACGAGTACAACGGCGAGGTCAAGACGCGCCTTAACGTATGTCAGGTAGTGCCCGTTCAGGACGTTCGCGACGGCAAGGTGAAGCCCCGCGATACCAAGAAGCTCGACGGCGGTAGCGCCCCCTCCACTACTCCTGCGGCGGTGGCGGCGGCTCCTGCGGCTAACGTCTACGCTGGCCCCATTCCGTTCAACTAATCGTGATTATCGAAGATTCACGGCAACAGAAGTCCAAGCACAGCAACATAGAAAAATGGATGGTAGCCCATGGCGTGGAGTTCGCGCCTAGGGCTACCGCCTTACCGTTCGGCGATTACATGCTCGAAGGCTCCAATATCTCCATCGACACCAAGAAGGATGTCCAGGAGGTGGCGGGGAACATCGGGCGCGACCACGCGAGGTTCGTCCGCGAGTGCGACAGGGCGCGAGCAGATGGCTACCGCCTGGTAATACTCGTGGAGGAACACCCCGAGTTCAACGACCGCTCGAAGCTGTGCAAATGGAAGAGCTACGTTTGCCGCAAATGCCGCAGGTGCAACCCGTTTGATCGCGGGAGCAAATGCGTCAAGTACCGAAGCAAGCCGATGAACGGGCGCACCGTTGCCCGTATCATCGGCACGCTCGAAAAGGAGCACGGCGTAAGGTTCGAGTTCTGCTACAAGCGGGACACGGCACGCCGGATATGTGAGATTCTAGGAGTTCCATACGATGGATGAACGCGAATCGCGCCTATCCGAGCTGGGAAGGACAGCGCTTTCATACGTCCGCGCCGGGTTTGCCGTCTTTCCGGTGGCCCCGCGCGGAAAGGTCCCGGCATCGGAGGCACGCCACGGCCTGAATGACTGGACGGACAACCCAGACAATGTAATCAACTACTGGACTGAACATCCGAACGCAAACATCGGAATCACGTGCGGAGCGCCGAGCGGCGGTCTGCTCGTACTCGATTTCGATGTGTCGGATTCAAAGGACGGTCTTGCGACGCTCAAGGAATGGGAGACAACCCACGGCGAGCTGCCAGACACGCCCATTGCCGTCACCGGCAGCGGCGGCAGGCACTACTTCTTTAGGACTGGTCGTACGAACATCCATCCATCTACTAACTCGACCTTGGGCGTGGATGTGCGATGTGACGGCTCATTCGTCGTCGCGGCTGGCTCCATACATCCCAACGGCCAGATGTACGAATGGATCGCATCGCCTTGGGAAGTGGACATAGCCACCGCCGACGATAACGTATACGACTTCCTCGATTACATCCAGCGCAACGGTTCGGACGAGGTTAACGCGCGCAAGGAGAACGGCAAGTTTTCGCTACCAGCCGAAATCAAGTCTGGAGAGCGCGACAAGACGCTTTTCCGCTATGCGAGCCACCTTAGAAGCATCGGGCGCTCAGACGAAGAGATTCACAATGCCGTACTCGGCGCGAACTTCATGCGTTGCAAACCGCCCATGGACTCACGCGATATCGACCGCATCGTAAAGAGCGCGTGCAAATACGAGCAGGGCGGCGGCATCGGATACAAACCAAGTGACGACGGGCGCACCGTCGGCGCACCTGGGCATTCCAGTGGTGGTGGTAGTGGAGGGGCGGCACCGCGCGGAAAGCGCGGCGGCATACTCACAAACGAGCTTGCCAAGATGGTAATGTCAGAGAACCACGCAAGAAAAATCGACGGCGCACCAGCTGTGTGGACGGGTCGCAAATGGGAGTTCGGTACACGAGCTATCAACCGTTGCACGCTCAACCTAGCCGATGATGCTAAGAAGCAGGACAAAGCGGAAGTCGCCAGCTACATCATGGACATGGCACCGAGCGTGACCAGCGACCGCGAGTTCGACGGCGGCTATTACGTTCAGTTCGCCAACTGCACCTATGACGTGCTGGAGGAATGCGAGGTCGAACCAGACCCGTCCATGTACATAATCGCAACACTGCCCGTCAACTTGAACTTTAGCGTCAGGCGCAACGCCGCCGACGAGTTCCTGGAATCAATCAGCAACGGCGACAGCGCGACGATGCTAGCCATGCAGGAGGTCATAGGAGCTTGCATGTGCTCGCGGCGCGTGCTCAGCCAATCGCCCATGCTCATAGGCAAGGCGGGCGGCGCGAGCGGCAAGGCGAGCAACGGCAAATCGACCTATCTGAACTGGCTGCGATCAATCCTAGGCACCGAGAACACGTCGAGTCTGGACATTGCGACCTTGGGACATCGGTTCCAGGCGGGGCGCGTTGTCGGAAAGCTCGCCAACCTCGGTGACGATATCCCGGACGGTTTCTTGCGCGGAGACGAGCTTTCCATGTTCAAGAAGCTGGTCACCGGCGACGCCATCTACACGGACGTTAAGAACGGCGACGGCTACGAGTTCCGACCGAGCGCGTCTATGGTGTTCTCCATGAACTCGGTACCGCGCCTATCGGATACCACGGACGGCATCTTCAGGCGCTTGGCCTTCATCCCGTTCCGCAAACGGTTCTCGCCGGGCACGGATGGCTACGATCCGCATATAGCCGAGAAGCTGGCACAGCCGGAAGTCATAGAGCGCGGGGCGCTGCTGGGGCTTATGGCGCTGGGTGACTTGATTCGTCGCGGCACGCTCACCACCATCCCCGATATGGCGGCAGAGGTGGAAGAGGTCAGGCTTAATAACGATTCCGTTGTCCGTTGGATTGCGGATTGCGGAATCACGGGCGAACAGCTCGTTAACCGTCCGATTGAAAACGTTTACGGCGAATACAAGCAATGGTGCGATGACAGCGGTGAGCGCTCACCTTACGCCCGTAGAACATGGACTGCGAAGGTTAGAGAGAATGTTGCTCTTAAAAATGGAGCAACGCTCGAAAGCAGAAGCGCACGTGTTGACAACTCAACAAGAATAGTACGTGTGTTCGCAGTTTGTAACGTTTGTAACGTTTTGTAACGTTTGAAAAATCCCAAACGTTACAAGGTTTTCGCAGGTAAACATAGCTATGTAACGATGTAACGCTAAAATCGCCGCCAATTCCAAACTTCTAAAAGAAAAAAAAGAATATAGAGAATACTGGAATAGGAAATCGAACGTTACATCGTTACAAACGTTACAAATTGAATAGGAGTGACCGTGAAACTGATACAAGCAACGCTCGAAAGCAGAAGCGCACGTGTTGACAACTCAACAAGAATAGTACGTGTGTTCGCAGTTTGTAACGTTTGTAACGTTTTGTAACGTTTGAAAAATCCCAAACGTTACAAGGTTTTCGCAGGTAAACATAGCTATGTAACGATGTAACGCTAAAATCGCCGCCAATTCCAAACTTCTAAAAGAAAAAAAAGAATATAGAGAATACTGGAATAGGAAATCGAACGTTACATCGTTACAAACGTTACAAATTGAATAGGAGTGACCGTGAAACTGAT